AAAATGCAGATGGAGAAAAAACAAACGGAAACTTTATAAATCTACCATACAATTCTATTTCAAGAAAAGCATTGATGCCCACAGGAGAAGAAATGGACATTGAAATGTTTTTGAAAGTAGTAAAAGCAAATGCCCAAACAAGCGATCAATTAAAAGAAATACAAAAAAGAATAGTACAAGAAGAGATATCTGGTGGAGGACAAGAATTTGAAGATGGTCCACCATGTTTAGCAATATTAACAAAAAACAAAATGAAAGATGGTAGGGATAGATTTTTATATAACTATATGGTGTTTGCTAAAAAGAAATATCCAGACAAATGGCAAGATAAAATAATTGAAGCTGCAAGAAATTATTTTGAGTTTGATAGTAAATGGACAGATATAGAAGTTAGTAAAAAAATTAAAAGTTGGAGCAAAGAAACAAAGGGACATACTTGCAGTGATCCTTTACTAGCGCCAGTCTGTGTAAAATCAGAGTGTGTAAAAAGAAAGTATGGAATAATATCTGATAACAGAGCAATGTATCCAAAACTATCTGCATTACAAAAATTAAATATCAAACCAGTACCAGAGTGGTATTTCACTGTTGAAGATGACAAAGGTCAAACAAAACAAATACACGCAAAGAATATAGCTAGAATAGAAGGTCAAAAAGAAATGAGACAGTTGTTGATGGAGCAAGCACATTTAGTGCCACCAACAATAAAAGCAAATGATTTTTATACAATAATAAAAAATTTATTTGAAGAAACTAAAATAGAAATATTAGAACCTGCACAAGGAACTAATCCAGCAGATGTATTAAGAGAACATATAAGAAGATATATAAACGAACCACAAGCAAAGAGATATACATCATTTAAAAGTGGTAGACCTTTATTAGATGAAGAGTATGCATACTTTACTTACAATTCTTTTTACGATGATCTTAAAACATTTGAATGGAAAGAGTCATCGGCAAAAACATCCTTAATGATTAAAAGATTATTTCCTAGTAAGAAACCAGAAGAACAAGCTAAGTTTGATCATACAAAAAGATTTCCTGGAAAAGATTCAGACAACAAACCTTTTCCACCATTAAAAACTTTAAGAATACCATTAAAATATTTTGAAGAAGAAGAAGTTGTTGACGATGATGTTGAATTTGAAAGTGAAGAAAACATAGTATGATTTATAAATACTTTGGACCACCTGGTACAGGTAAGACTCATAGATTAATTAGTAGAGCAAAAGCATACGCAAGAATAGGGACGCCACTACATAAGATAGGTTACTTTGCTTTTAGTAAGAAAGCTGCAGAAGTTGCAAGAAAAAGAATGCCTGCAGAAGAAAAAAGTCTTCCATACTTTCAAACATTACATTCTTTCTGTTTTCATTTTTTAAGAATGAAAGAAGAAGACATCATGCAACCATTTCATTACGAAGCTTTTGGTAAAGAGATAAATGTAAAAGTAAAATATTCTGACAAGTATAACAAAGAAGAAATAACATATTTAACTTGTGACAACCCTTACTTTCAAATGTTACAAAAATCTGTAAACAAATGTATAAGGATAGAAGATGAGTATGACTCTGTACAAAAAGATAAAAGCATAGATTGGCCTATACTTAGAGACATAAGTAGAAATTTTATAAACTACAAAGATAAAAAACAATTGTTTGATTTCAATGATTTAGTGGATTTAACCATACAAAGAAGAAATGATAAAGACTTTCCAACATTCAAAGCTATATTTATAGATGAGGCGCAAGACTTATCACCATTGCAATGGAAACTGTTTGATGTGTTAAAAGAAAAAACAGAAGACATATATCTTGCAGGAGATGATGACCAAGCTATCTTTGCTTGGGCTGGAGCTGATGTAAATAGATTTATAAATCAACCTGCAGATAAAGAGAAAGTATTAATGTATTCAAAAAGGATATCCAGAGCCATACAAGAAGAATCACAAAAACCCATTGAAAGAATATTAGGACCAAGAAAAGAAAAGAAATATTATGCAAGAGATTATGAAGGAGAAGTAGAAACAATATCAAACATAAGTCAGGTAGATCTAACTAAAGGTAATTGGTTAATACTAAGTAGAACAATATCTAGGCAATTAAAAATTGGTGAAGAATTACAAAAGAAAAATTTATATTATCAAACTAACAAAGGTAAAAGTTTTAAAGTTAATTTATTTAACGCTGCTATGATGTATGACGAGTGGTGTAAAAAGAAAAGAGTATTACAAGAGAGAGAAGAAAAACAAATACAAGAATATCTAGGTGACAATTTATTTAACAGAAGTAAAAATTGGTACGATCATTTTGTAGAGGCAGATGAAAAAGAAAAACTATACATAAAAAACATGATCGAAAATGGTGAAAATTTAAATAAAGATGCCAGAATATGGCTTTCAACTATACATGCAGCAAAAGGTGGAGAAGAAGATAATGTAATTCTATGTCTCGATTTAGGAGACAAAATCTTAAAAGCAATAAAGAAAAGCGAAACTCAACACGATGAGGAGCATAGAGTCTGGTACGTTGCCACCACAAGAGCAAAGAATAATTTATATAAGTTAAAAGCAAAAATAAAAAGAAGAGGATATCAATTATGAGAGTATTAACATCAGATGTATTTATAACATTTTGTTTATGGTTTATGATTATGGAGGTAATAAGATGACAGACGAAAGTATTTTTGATTCTGTAAAAGAACCACAAGAAAAACAAATTGGAGGATCTCATTACAAATCTTTTCACATACAGCCATATGAATTTATTTCTAAGAATGACCTTTCTTTTTTTCAAGGAAATGTTATAAAATACGTATGTCGTTATTTGAACAAGAATGGCATAGAAGATCTAAATAAAATAATTCATTACTGTGAATTAGAAAAGAAAAAATTAAAAGATATGAAAGGTAAAAATGCCAAATAGAAACTACAACAAAAAAGATATTAAGATTGGTAAGTATGAATTTCGTTTAGAAATATATCCATCAATAGTATGTTGGGAAATATTTCCAAAAAATTACCAAGCATGTTTGTATGCATTCAGTAATAAAGAAAAGATAGATAAAATTGTAGAATCTAAATACGTATTAGAAAAATGATTATACCTCAAACTGAGTGGCTACAACCACAAGAATATCCTGATCTAAGACAATACGAAGAGATTGCCATTGACTTAGAAACAAAAGATCCTGACCTAAAAAAATTAGGTACAGGTTCGATTGTGGGTAATGGTGAAGTTGTAGGTATTGCGGTTGCTGTAGAAGGATATAGAGGATATTTTCCAATTGCACATGGTGAAGGTCCTAACATGGATAGACATAAAACTTTAGAATGGTTTAAAGATATCTGTGAATCACCAGCTACAAAAATATTTCACAACGCTATGTACGACGTATGTTGGATACGTAGTTTAGGTATAAATATAAATGGTTTAATTATAGATACCATGATTGCATCATCACTTATTGATGAGAATAGATTTTCATACACATTAAATACTATGTCATGGGTTTATCTAAACAAAGGTAAGAATGAAGCAAAATTAATTGAAGCTGCAAAAGAAAGAGGACTAGATGCAAAAGCAGAAATGTGGAAGTTACCTGCACATGAAGTAGGAGCTTACGCAGAACAAGACGCGGAATTGACTTTGGAACTTTGGCAAAAATTAAAAAAGATAATTATTGAAGATGATCTTCAAGATATATTTAATCTTGAGACTGACCTTTTTCCTTGCCTAGTCGATATGCGTTTCCTAGGGGTGCGGGTAGACGTGACAAAAGCCAATCAATTAAAAACAGCACTGGCAGTAAAAGAACAAAACTTATTACAACAGATAAAAATAGAGTCAGGAGTAGAGCCTCAGATATGGGCTGCAGCAAGTATCGCTCAAGTTTTTGATAAATTAAATTTGCCATATTCACGAACAGAAAAAACTGATTCTCCTTCTTTCACAAAAAATTTTATTTCTAATCACAGTCATCCTGTAGTTCGTATGATAGCAGAAGCAAGGAAAATAAACAAGGTTAGTACGACATTTATTGACACAATATTAAAACATGAACATAAAGGTAGAATTCATGCAGATATAAATCAGATTAGATCTGATGATGGTGGTACAGTTACAGGAAGATTTAGTTATTCAAATCCTAATTTACAACAGATTCCAGCACGTGATCCTGATACAGGACCATTAATTAGATCTTTGTTTATACCTGAAGAAGGTATGAGGTGGGGGTGTTTTGATTATTCGCAACAGGAACCAAGACTTGTTGCACACTATGCTTTAAAGTTTCAACTACCATCTGTAAATGATATTGCAGATTCATACGAGAATGATCCATCAACAGACTTTCACAAAATAGTTGCAGAGATGGCAAACATACCAAGATCACAAGCTAAAACAATCAACTTAGGTTTGTTTTACGGTATGGGTAAAGGTAAGTTAATGAATGAATTAGATTTAACAAAAGACAAAGCGGAAGAATTATTTTCTAAATATCATGGCAAAGCACCTTTTGTAAAACAGTTGATGAACAAAGTTATGAATGCTGCACAAAACAAAGGTCAAATAAAAACTTTACTTGGTAGACGTTGTAGATTTCCAAAATACGAACCAATACTACGTGGTAGTGATTGGGGTAAATATGTGCCAGCACAAGACGAAGAACGAATGAAAGAATTACAAGAGATGGGACCTTTTATTTTAGATGAAGAAGGTAAACCTACAAAAGAAAAAAACTATTGGCATAACAATCCAACAAGAAGAGCATTTACATACAAAGCTTTAAATAAATTAATTCAAGGTAGTGCAGCTGATATGACAAAAAAAGCAATGGTTGAATTATACAAAGAAGGTATCATTGCACATATACAGATACATGATGAACTTGACTTCTCTGTTATGAATGAATTAGAAGCTGCAAAAATAAAAGACATAATGGAAAATGCAGTTGACTTAGAAGTACCTAATAAAGTAGATTATGAATCTGGTCCAAACTGGGGTGAAATAAAATAATGTACTATGTCTTATTTAAATGCTAATATACCGCCGATTTATTGTAAAATAAGAAGGGAGTATCTCTATGATCTTAAAGAACATAAAGGAGAAGCTGTTGACTGTGTTATCTTTGGTCTTGCTTCTATATCAGGGCGTGCGTTACTGTTTCACTGCATGCTTCCAAATGGTGCAGTCTTTTACAGACTACCTATTAGTGCGTTTTTTCAAAAAGAATTCGAACGACATCAAGTGCCAGATATGCGAGTGGATGAACTCCAATTGTGGAACTGTTTTAGTTACTGGCCTAGTATTCATTGCTTTGATTGGTTGGCTGGTATAAATGGCAAATTTATTGGAAAAGATAAAAAATTTTACCATGGTGAGTATCTTTTTACGGTTGACTGGGCACATCCAGAGACTAATATACTGAACACGGAACATTCTGAAATTCCGCAAGAGCATAAGTGTGCTCACATAATTGCATTAAAAAATGGTAATTATGCAGCTCAGCCAAATAACAGAATCATTTGGCATGTTAATAGCTACACGACAGAGAAAGATTGGCCAGACTATAAGGTTCAAACTACGTACTGGGATGTAGAAGGAGACGATTGGGTAACAGAGGATTCTGATAAAATGTTTTATAATATTGAGGATAAAAATGGAGACAAGTAATATTGGTTGTGATTTTTGTGGACATCCACATAATGGAATATTAAAATGCGCCGTCGTAGATTGCGACTGTGATTTAACTGCTTTCGAAATAGGGGAGGAAAACATGTTAAAAAAATTATGGAAAAAAATTAAAAGCTGGATAGGGCTAGTATAATTATGGAGATAGCCAGGATGAATTACTACTTTACAGGTTTACTGATTGTAATGTTAACTCTCCTGGCTTTCTGCGGAGGACCACATGTCTAATAAACCACTAAACATCGGAGAAGAGGCACGGGTGCAGATGCCGATGAAGACGGTAGCTAGCCTGATCGTGCTCGTCGCAATGGGCGTCTTCGCTTATACAGAGCTGACGGCGAGGTTGGTATCGCTGGAGACATCACGTGAGTTGTTTGAAAATGATTTATTAAAGCGAAGTGAACAAGTCCCCATCGATCAGGAGCAACATTTTTTAATCGAGGATCTTTATAAGTCCGTTGAAAAAATGGAAGAGACTCAAGAGATGAACATGACCAATAAAGTAAATATCGAGTTTTTAAGAGAACAGCTTGATCAAGCATTGTCTGATATCGAAGAGCTGAAAGATAAAGTTAGAGCAAACGGGAGTCATCAATGACAGAGATGGTGATAGCTTTACTTATGATAATCA